GGTCAATTAATCTAATCAATGCCATATGTTGTTTTTCGATTTCTGGTTCTAGTTCATTGCCTACAAACCACCAGATGTAGTATATGAAATAACCTAGACCAACCATCATTACGATTGGGAATCCGTATTCTGATATTAATTGTGCAACTTCGGACATTAGTCCCTCCGTGCGTCAATCTTATCATCTTCTATAAAGTTTTCTGCTCTTGCAATTCTCTCTATATCTGGTCTCAGTTCTAACGCTGAACTTACCAGCATATCTATCTTAATCATTTCATTAGACATGGTTCTTGCACGATTTTCTAGTGACTTACAGAACATGGTTAGGGTTTTTATATCGTCCACCACACCCTCTAATATCTGTTTTATAACAGTGAATATGAAGAAACCCATTACTAGACTTCCAGCAATAGGGGCACCGACCTCACTTATTAATCCAAAGATATCTTCCATGCCATTATTTATACTTTTTGTTTTCTCTGAGCGAAAAAAAAGGGCGTAAAAAACACCCTTTTTTGACTAAGTAGTCTAAGTTTATTTCATTTGAGAATGGATTGACTTAATCACTTCTGCTTTTGAACCTGAAACTTTAACCTTTAGGTTTTCCTTATCTGCAAGTTGAATCAACTGAACTTTAGTTAGTTTCTTTAACTCCGATTGTGAAGGAACTTTCTTTGCAGGTTTCTTAGACACTGGTTTCTTTGCAACAGGTTTATCATCTTTATTGAAAACAAAGTGATAGACGATTGCAAGACCAATTACTCCTAGAATTACATATTCCATAATTTATACCTCTCGTTTATATAATTATTTATCCAACAAAGGATTCTTATCCTTTGCCTTGCCAATTGCAAGTGCAAGAACTTCTAAGTATTTATATACTTTTGCCCACACTTTATCATCTGCTGGTGTTGGAGTTAAAGCAACTATAACACTACAAATAGAGATAACAACTGGTATTATCATTAATATATTCCAAATTCCCATAATAAATTCTGCGATTGCTGTTAGCATATCCGCCTCCTTTATTTGATTAATATCGGAGTTATTTAGGTTTTATTGCTTCCGATTGAGTATTTTGTAGTCAATTTCCACTGACTTTTCTCTTTGAAAGGTATGATTTTAACTTGTGAAAGTGGTGCAGTTGGTTCTTTTATCTTATCATTATCTAAAACTTTGATAAGACTCCACTGTTGTAGAAGATTACAGATAGTATTTCTTCTTCCGATATCATTCTCATCTATGTTGGTTGGTTTACCGTCAAGGGCAAACAGTTCTTTAAAATGAACAATGTAATACTTACCTCTCTTATGTAAGATATGGCAGGATTGGAAAAGTTCTTGTTCTCTTCGAGAGGCAACACCTATTCGCGAAAGTGTTTCTCGTATTTTAAGGAAGTCATCCTCTTTTTCAAAGGATATTTCTATTAGTTTTTCTACTAAAGGGTCTATTTCATTCATTATTTTTACCACCAAGGTGCATTCTATTCTTCAACTCACGATATTGTTTATCAGATAAGAGTGATGCATAATCTTTTGCCTCTCTTGTTGATACCTGATAATACTGTTTAATTACATCGAGTTTCTTAGAGACATATGGTTTACTCCACTTGGAGAACCTTTGTCTTCTTCTAAGGGTATTTAGAAAAAATACATATTGAAGACGACCCTCAGTCGAATGCCTGATGTTCATTTCGTTAGTCAAGAAGATACAATCTTCGTGGTATGATAATGATTTATTTATTAGGAACGGTTGATATGATTTCTCTTCGATATCATCAACCATGATATCTTTTTTGTCGTAAGAGACCGACTTGACAAAATCAAATGGATTGCGTTTTGCCATTGTTTACCTATACTTTACAAACTTGTCTACTAGGTCTTGACCAGTCAATTGTATACCCATAATAACGACTTCATCATTATCTAAAGTTCTTCTGACTGAACCATCGTTGTATTCAACATCAAGAACTGTTCTGGTTCCCTCTGCAGTATCTTCTGGTCTATCATCGTACCAGATACTATCAAGTGAATGTGCATGAATTTGTTTAACAGTTTTAGCCCATTCTTCTGCTAATATTTTATTTCGTTGTTGTTCAACTCTCTCATCATATTGTGTCATTTTTTCTCCCCTCTTGAAATAGTTTATCTGCCTTTCTTTGTAGACTTCTCTCTAAATGGTAATCAAACCATCTTGCTATCCATTGTCTAATCTTTCCCATTATGCCTCTTCGTTTGGATTCCACATAACTAGATTTTTAGTTTTAAGTCTGTTTGCAACGATAGTATATCTGTTTTGTTCATCTTTCCATTCTTTTAACCATTTGTGTCCGTCTCTCTCTGCATCTATAAAGATTGCGTTGGTGAATGCCATTGGTAATAAAATACCTACATGTATAAAGATACTTACAATTGTATTGTAGTTAAAAAATCCTAGATAGTTTGCTGCCAGAAATCCAAAGAATACACTCCATACAGTAAACAATACTAACATGAAATATGTTTGAAGGCTTGGGTCAGGTATATACTTTAAAGGATTGTATCTAACATCCATTACTCTTCTCCATGCATTTACAAAACCAAATAAAGTTCTTCTAAACAAACTTGGTTTTTTCATCATTGGTTCTATTTTACTCATTTCATTCTCCTATGTGATTTCTCACAAATTCTTTTATCACATGAAGACCAACTGATGCCCATGTGATTACTATTAGACTCCATACTAATAACTCAATCACTTAAACTTACACTCTGACATAATCTCGGTGAGACATGCAGTGAAGTTAATCTCTGAATCCATTGAGAATGCAGATTTGTATTGATAGTCTGCGATGATTAATACACATGCAGGTATAGAACTAGGTTCTAATTTAGATTCAAGTGCATTGAAAACTTTTCTGTAAAGTGTATTGAAATCATTATCAGAATTTTGACCGACCCACTTTCTCATGTCTGACCATTTCTTATCTTTAAGCATGTTGATTAGTGGTGTAAGTTTCTCTTCTGACAATGTAGATAGTAATCCACTATCGATAACACCACTTGCACCATATCTTTGAATTTCATTTAGACATCTTCTGAAGTCTGGAAAGAATTTCATAATAAGTTCTGCAAGGACTTTATTGTCTGCTTGAATACCCTCTGCATCACAAATCTCATTGCATCTTTTCATCATTTGTTGTGCAAGGATTGGTTTGTCTGAAGGTTTGATTAAGAAATCAATTACTGTTGTTCGTGAGTGTAGAGGTGGAATAATTCTATTCTTGTAATTACAAGTAAAGATAAATCTGCAATTAGATGAGAACTCTTCTATAAAGTTTCTCAATGCAGGTTGCACTGAATCAGCAGATATATAATCTGCCTCATCTAGTATCACGACTTTAGGTCCACCTGAAAGTGATACTGTTGATGCAAAGTTTTTGATTTTAGTCCTGAGTGTATCAATCAATCTGCCTTCGTCTGAACCGTTTATAACAATGAAGTCTGCACCAAGTTCATTACATAATGCTTTTGCAATGGTTGTTTTACCACAACCTGCAGAACCACATAACATAAGATTTGGTATTTGTTCTTGTTTAACAAACTCTCTGAAAGTAGATTTGATTGATTCAGGAAGAATCGTGTCCTCAATATTTTGAGGACGATATTTTTCTACAAATAAAAATTCTTGATTCATAATTAGATGTTAAAACCCCTCCGAATTAACTGTTGTAAGAACCCTTGAAGATTGATGAGATTTCTTACATCCCGAGTATAGAGCTGAGACTATAACCCTATTCACACTATTATATATATGTCTATTGACCATATTTTGAATCAGGTTCAAGTGCAATAAAGTATTCTAACTCTATATCTTTGTTGTTGAAGTGTGAAATACCTTTAGAAGATACTGAAACTGAATAGTTTCCTTCTAACACTTTCAAATTATCAATCTTGAAATTGAAAGTAAACGGTGTTCCGTCTCCTGTGCCTACAGTTCTACTGAATGAATTAGATGTTGCATTCTTTTTATCAGTCACTTCCAATGTCATGGTAGTTCCGTCTGATTTAAGAATCAAATCATTCACACCTAGAACACTAGCTGCCTTGTTTAAATCGTTTAGAAGTGATGATGAAACATCGAAAGATACTTCCGCATCTGGCATTGTTATCATCTTCTCTGGTGATGTCACCATTCCTTCACTTGCATAAAAGTATGCCAATGCAGAATTTGTATCTGAGATTGTCACACTTGCATCACCGAATTTAAAGTCTGCATCTTCTAAAAGAGAAGTTGCACCTAAGAATTCAGGTAGATTGTAGATTGAGAAATCCTGTGGAAACTCTTCGTCTACTGTTGCAACTGCCAGAATGTTTTTCATATTTGAAATTGTCTGCAGTTTTTTACCACTGGTAACTTTAATACCAGAATTTATTGTTGAGAAGTTCTTTAGAACATCCCTCGTATCATTACTAATTT